TAAGGATTTTGTATATCACCACCTTCTGCCATACCCATCATCTCTTGTATAGCTTGCATTTCTTGTGGGGATAACTCTTCATCATTTATTGGACCACCTGCAGGTACAGGCTCACCACCTATACGACCGTTAGCTTCCATCTCAGCTAGACCCATCTTAGCTTGATCTCGCAGATCTTCAAAAAACTTTACACCATAATAACGAACAACATCAGCAGGAACTACATACTCACCCTCAGATAACTGTGCAGGTATATCGTCTCGTACTTCTTCTGCCATAGAACCTGAAGGTACTTCATTACCTGATACTGGATCTGTATTCATACCATCATCTTTTAATCCACCTTCGTTCATAAAAGCCATCTGCATCTGCTCTCCCACTGATCCACCTTTATTTAATCTTTTGTTATACCAATAGGTTTCAAACTCTTCTTTTGTAGGATTTCTTTCCTCTAAAAATTTTCGTATTTGATCTTCAGTATTTATACCTACAACAGGTTCGTTTGCTGTGCCTCTATCAGCTATGGTTTGAAGAGCTTTTTCAAAAGCAATTCTTTCTCCATCTTTAAATATAATAACAGGGATTTCTACTGGAACTCCCTTAAGATTATATTCTTCTGTATACACTCCAGACTTTTCTACACGTTTAGGTCTTGATCTTGGTTTAACATCAGGAAATGAATCATCTTTTTTAATAAGATCTTGATCTGGTTTTTCAGCCATTGGAGATACATCAACAATATCAGGACGTTCTTTTGGTCTAACGTCAGGAAAAGGTCTGGTTTTTGGTTTTGGTTCTGGTCTCATTGTCATGCCCCCTTCGGCAAATTGTCTTGGTTCTTCTACTTTAAATTTCTTTACTAGGTCTGTTATATCTATTATTGTACCACTTGAATCTAAAACTTCATTCGTAAGTTTTGGACTATTAGATTCTACAAACTCCCTAAATGTATCTAAATATAAATTAGGTACGTTTGAGCTAAGTGCCCCCATGGAAGATAAAAATGCTTTATCATCGTATGGTAAATTAACGTTATATATTTCAACAGGATAATTTTTTTCTAAATCTGCAAGGGCTGAATTTAAATCCTTAAAATAAGTTCTATAAAATAAATCTGATTTATCTTTTGGATTAAACTTACCTTCTCTCGCAATTTTTATCCTAGTTACGTTTGGTATGACAATATAGTTTACACCTTCATTTGCTGCTTTACCTATAGCAACTTTAATTAGTTCTTCTACAGCTTGTTTATTTTTAGTAATAGGTGGTGAACCATATTCTTGTAAAGCTTGCCTTTCTTTACCAGTTTTTTGATAATATGTTCTTCCTGATATACTTTGTCTATACTTAGCAAAAAAATCTTCAAAATTTCGTCTGGATATTTCTTCAAGACCTTTGGATTTTAATTTATTTCTAAGATAATCTTCAAATTCAAATGGAGATAAAGCCTCTTTTTTGTCAAGTATTCCTCCATCTTTATCTATAAGTTTTTCTCCCTTTACACCAAACTCTAATCCATATTTACTAATAAAAGAATTAGGCAAAGCAGGATTTTCTTTATCTATTTCTTGGATAAGATCTCTAAGTTTTTTATCAAAATCACCGTCAGTTATTCTAAATACTCTATCGTAGCTATTAAAACTAGCGTCATTAAAACGATAGATGGCTTCATCATAAATCTCATCAAAATTTGATTTTAAAAATCCACCTTGAACAAGGTTACTTTGAAGTTCTTCAATAAGTAAAAATGGTCTACTTTTTATTATTTTATCAAATTCTGATAATGAAAAAGTAGTAGCTTTAGGTTGTACAATTGAACCTCTAAGATGTGCTATAGTGCTGTCACCGAAATGCGTATCTTTTTTTGGTCTAAATCTAAGTAATTCAGAGTTGTCTTTTTTTCTTTCTTCTTCAAGTTTACGAAAAGCTTTAGATTTATATTGTATATTATCTTTGGGTGTAAAAGATTTTATCGGTATTTCAAAATATTCTTTTTCTTCTCCACCCCTAAATCCAACTTGTTTTTGTCTTTGATAATTTTCATATCTTTGTGTAACTCTTCCCCCCAAATTTTTTGTTTTTTGACGGTCTGGTAAAGCTGCAGTAGAAAATTCACCTGACTTAAATATATCTTCTAGCTCTTCTTTAGAGTATCTTTTTGTAGGAGTTATTAACTGTTCTTGTAAAGAAGTGGGTGAGATTGAAGGGTTTTCTTTTATAAGTTTTGAAAAATTAGAGCCTAATATACCTTTTTTAGGTACATCTAAAGATCTAATAAATTGCATAATTGGTTTTCTAAAAAAGATTTCATCTGCAGTTAGTTTTGGTTTAAACCTAGCTGATATTTCTGGATCACTAAGTGCTTCTTTAATTACTTCAGCTTTTTTTGTGCCAGGTTCTACATTAAATTCTTCAAAATATTTATCTAAATCTATTCTTGGTTCATATGTAGGTGGATTAGTTCCAGTAAACCCTGCTCTTAAAGAGCCTTCAGGAACTTTAAATGGAGTTGATGCAGCACCTACACCTGCAAGTGTGCCAAAAATATCTCCATATGATGCCCCAGATGACATTGATTGCTTAATTTGCTCTAGAGTTCCAACTGCCGCACCTTTGACAAAATCTACTACTTGTTCTTTACTAGGTAAAGAAGGATCTTCAAGATAACCTTTTATACCTTCTATTGAATTAATAATACCATCTCTAAGTTTTTTATATTCATTTCTTTGATCAGGGCTTATAGCAATTGTATAGGTTTCACCAAATTTATTTTTAAAAGCACGAACATCAGGATCTGAAGTAGGTACTTCTATATCATCTGTAGAAGCATTCACAGGACGTTGAAAAAACGGAACATTATTTAACGGATGATTAGCTTTTCTTTTTTCTTCAAGCTTACTTTCATCAAAATCTTTTTTAGCTTTACCTGCGTATTTTTCAACTTCTTGATCTAAACCTTCAGGAGTATAACCAAATGTTTCCATCTGTTTTGCTAATCCACCTTTAAAATATTTAAAATCTAATCTAGCATCTATTTTTGTATCAAACCTACTTAAATTTACTGCTTGACCAAGATAATCTACTATGGTATCATCAGTAAGTTTTTGAAAAATACCAGGAGTAAAAGTATCTTCATTAAAAGCTTTTAATTTCTTAATAAAAAAATTATCGGGCTTATTTTTTGCAAATTCACCTACAGTTTGTATTCTTTTTTGTTTAGCTATGTCAGCACTTAATTTTTTATTGGGTGGTTTACCTTTAAATTGTGCTCTCTCTCCAACAACTCTTGCTTCTACCTCTGCTCCAGATTTTAGATATTCTCTGTGCAACTCTCTTCTTAATAATAACATCTTATTAGCTACTTCTTCAGCCATCTCAGGATTAGCAGGAGTTACTTTTAAAGGTTGAATAGCAGATTTTGGATCAATATTTGTTCCTATAGATGCTACGGTTTGTTGTATTGCATTATCAATTTGTAGGTTCTCTATTTCTTGAGTAAAAGAGTGACCACCTTGAAATTTATCTGTAGCTTTAACAACCTTAGTTACTCCATTTGGATATGTAACAATTACATCAAAAGCTCCTGTATCTTTATACTGATCAAAAAGATTTAAAATCTCTTTACGAGTATCCATTAGTTTTTTATTTTTTCTAAGCTTTGTTCCTCTTGCAATTTCTAGTGTATCAGTAGGTTTAGATAAGATTCTTGCAGAATAATCTGGACTGCCAGACATAGTCTTTAAACTAGCATCTAGATAATCTGCAAATTGAGCTGCATGTTGTATTTCATGAAAAAGAACGTTTCGTAATTCAGGATCATTTAAAGATTTATTTTTAAATTTTTCATCTATAAATATAGTTGGACCCAAACCCCCACCGTTTGCATTAAATGCTCCTAGTTGTCCTTTTTTCTTTCTAAATGCAAATTTTATATTTTTAAGTTTTGGATACTCTTTAAAAAGTTCAGGATGATCAAGTACTTGACCTAAACGAGCTGGATTTTGTACAGATGCATCTCTTGTTTTTATTAATGCATTAGGATTAGGACCATGTCCTTTTTTATACTTACCGAATAATTGAGCATCAGTGTCGTCTATTTCAAATTTAAATATATTATACCTATCAAATCCTTGAGGAGTACCATAAGTTATAAAATCATCAGAAGTCTCAACTCTTCCAGTTCTTGTTTCAATTTCTGCAGGACTAGCCCCTTGTTTTTTAAGTTCTATAGCTTTTTTTAAGTTTTCATTTTCATAAGATTCAGCTCCAGGTCCAGCTATTATTTCAGACTCTGGTTTAGGTTTAGGTGCATCTAAAGCATCTACAATTTTATTAGCACCTATCTTTTTAGCAGCAGCTCTTAATCCAGCTTTTGCCGCAGTTCCAAGACCAGGAATAAGACCAATTATTTCAGATCCACCAAGTAAAGCTATTTTACCATAACTAGGAGTTTCTTTTTTTAATTCTTCTTCTATTTCTGCAACAGTCATAGCTGTACCAATTCCAGGTAACATACTACCAACATTTGTTGCAGCTTCTTTAAATGTTAAATCTGTATTAATGTCAGACGCAAGTCTTTTAGCTTCTTGTTTTGCCCCTTCAGGAGTATAACCAAAGACTTTCATCTGTTCTGCTGTATTAGCCATTAATGTCTTCCCGAAGTCTTAACATTGCTCTAAGCATACGTATCTCACCTTGAGCACGATATACTTCTTCTATATCATTAAGCTGCTCAAGACGTTTATGAACTTTATCTATTCTACTAACTATCTCTTCCAGAAACGGATTATACAACTCTGGATTGTTTACGAAAGGTTTTAAAGTATTATTCACTACTAGTTTCATTGTACCTGTTGTTGACCAGTATTACCTGAGAAGCCCTGTTCTCCTGGCTGAGGCACTGTTCCAGTTCCTATAGTACCACCCCCACTGCCTTGGGTATCCTGCACTTGTGCGCCAGCAGGTGCGCTCTGTGGGCTTTCTGGTGGTTTAACACCTGGTTGTGCAGGTGGTGGATTAGTTTCTCTAAACTCTCTTAGAATCTCAGCTTGGATCGCAGCTTCCGACATATTGTTGCCAACTTTATCTGGATCAAGATCCATTGACTTAGCAATCTCACGTACAATATAGTCCATACGTGCGAATGGAGCGAGTGCAGGGTTTGATACCACCTGCATAAATTGCATAAGGCGTTGGCTACGTACTTCGTTAGCCATAAGACTTTCTGTACCACGGGCTTTTATCTCCAAGTCACCTTTGATTTCTTTATCAAAGTCAAACTGCATGTTAAAACCAAAGAAGGCTTTACCTAATGGTGCTAATAAATAGTCATCTATATTTTTAACTACATTGCGTATGCTACCGTTGGCAGCAGACATGAGCATAGAAATGCCAGAAGCAGTACGACCCACTCCACTAACGCCTGTCTGACCATGAGCGAAAGATGGAAAACCAGTTGATTCATCTGCCAATACCCTTGCCTTATCGAACATCTGCATGTTCTCGTTACTTACATTTGGAAACTTGGTGCCAAAGATGGCTTGACCAGGCGCCCCTCCCTGTCTCCTAAACACTTTTCCTGGATACACGGAGAGGTCTTGCCCTGGGACGAGATTAGTCTCGTCTACCTCAATCAATAGATTGCCAGACAATGCTGCGTTATCTACTGCCATTCGCATAAAGCCATTCATAAGTGTTTGTGTATCGTCCATATTTTCAGCAATACCCACGCCAAAAATGCTGTACGGATTCATTTCATAAGGTGCGACATAATAAGGAATATAAGCTGGAGTAAATGGGTTCATTACAAGTCTTAATACTTGTCCATTACAAATCCAGATATTTACACTTAGTTGATCTGCATCTTCTAAATCTTTAGGGATGTCTACCCCTTGATCTTTTATAACTTCTTTGTCTACAAAACCCCAGAACTCTAGAACCTCAAAACGTGCAGCTCTATCTTCCTCTGAGTTATCTTCCATAATATGTTCCCACCACTCTTTACGATAACTTTCACCAAGTCGTAAAGCATTGTCCACAGCATTTTCACGAAAGTATGGACGATTTTTTAAGCCACGTAGTTGGGAACGTGACATCTTGTGTCTTTCTATAACATACTCTGCCTCTTCCATAGTAGCTGCATCAGGGTCTGGATAAAAGTTCCAAATAGATACAGATGTAGTTTGAGGTATTGTTTTAAATTTAGGGGAGTAGTTACCCTCATCATCCCAGTTTGGGTACTCTTTATCTATGGCAAACGGACCTTTCATAATTCCTGTGCCAAAGAGTGCTGTTTCAAATGCGGCAGCACGTAGATGTTTCTTTGCGTGAGATTCTTCTAACTGATCATGTATTTTCTTTTCCATCTTTTTAGCTGCAACTTCTGCGGGATGAAATTGCACAGCTGATGGAGTTGAACCTTTATCTAATTTTACATCGTCAGCAACAGGTTCTAATACACCAGATAATACACCTAGTCTTTCTCTAAACTCTGGTAACGTTTCTCCTGGAAGTAACTCAGTTAACTTTGAACTTACAGCTTTTCTTATCTCAGGATTAGTCTCAAAACTAACAGTATCCTCTACACCGTCTGGTAGGGTTGTAGGATCAATACTAATTGGAAACCTATTACCACCAAAAAGTACTTCTGCTATCTGACCATAAGCTGCAAGAACTTTTGTTTTAGTTACTTTTACAAATACACGAGATTTTTCTGATGAGGTAAATTGTACATTTGGTCCATATATACCACGATAGTTTCTATAAGCTTGAATCCAACGTTCTTCATCTATTTGTCTAGCTGTCTCAGATTTACTATACTTATCTTTTACAAAATCAACAATACGACCTGCAAGTGGATCTGAGTAATCTTCTTCAGAAACATCCTCTATTGCAGAGGTTTCTTCCATGTCCATAATCATTTCTTCAAAATCTTCTTCTGCCATTTTATTTCCTTAGTATCCAAATGTGGGGTCTGATGCTTGAAAACCTGTACGTTGTGATGCAGGATCAAAGTCAAATATGTTACTTCGTGGTCTGGTCATTATACCATATCTTAATGCATCATATAGGTGATCTTCTGCATGTGTGTTTACATCTTCTGGATTATTTTTATCAAGAGGTAAACCTGGTATTTGAGATATAGTATTTGTACAATTACTAAAAAATACTAATCTAGGTTCTTCTGTAAACTCATCTACTTGCAGTCTTCTGTGTAGCTCGTTTTTACCTGCTACACGAGAACCTTTTGATCTATCTGAAGGTCTCCACCTACAACCTTTCATAATCATTTGTTCTGCTAAACTTGGACCAGTATCACCACGTTTATGCCAGAGAGATGAGTCAAGAACTCCATAACGTATGTTTTCCCCCGACTCATTTTCTATTTCTAGTATCATATCGGCTAAGTCAGTAGCTGTGACCTTTGATACATACAGTTCTCTATATACTACAAGTTGCTCCGAACCAGGAACCATAGTAAACCAAAGAACACCAGTATGAGAACCATAACCATAGTCGCAAGCTCTAAACTTAATCCAACTAGAAGGTATATCGTAAGGATCTACTACATGCACTTTTCTGTTAAACTCAGGAAAAGCTGCACCTTCGTTTATGTCCCAATCACCTTCAAGTAGTTGCCTACGTTGATGTTCAGGTAGCGAGAGAAGATTAGCTTCGTATAAACCATCGTCTGCCAAGTACGGATTGTCGAAGAGGGTGGCAGGGATGAACTTACGTTTAAACAGAGGCTCACCCTCCCGACTATGACCTTTCGGCCACGATATCACCTCTCCATTTTCATCAGTAGCATCAAACGATTTATTAGGTCTTTGAGGATCAATAAATGTTCTTTTTACCCATTGATGACCTGGACCACCAGGGTTGCTAGTCGCTCTCATATACAGTGGCAAACCTGAAGCCCTTGTTGTACGGAGACGTGATCTCATATAGTTCCATGCATAAGGTGAAGGCCATTGTGTAAGTTCGTCAAAGCCAATCCAGTTAAAGGCTTGACCTTGGTATCTCATAACGTCATCCTCTCTGTCGAGGTAGGACATCCACAATGTAGCACCTGATGGAGCTACCCAAGTTTTATCTCTTTCCATAAACTTTATTCCAGGAATAGCTTTGGGATAAAGTTGTTTGCTTACTGATATAAGCTCTCTAAGCTCTTCTGTACTCCTACGAACAAGTAGCATTCGTGCATTTGGATTCCCCAAGTAACGCACTGGGTCTGCAACCATTGCATAAGACTTACCACCACCTGCTGCTCCTCCGTATAAAACTTCTTGTTCTGTTGCTGCTAGAAAATTAGTCTGAGGTCCAGGATTAGGTTCAAAGATAATCTCTCTGGCTTTTTCAAAGTCTATTTCTTCAGGCTTCGGTTGGGCTGGAGCTAACTCTTTCTCTGTAACCAAGTCTTTGGGTTTCGAGCTTTTCCGCTTTTTGTAACGCTTCTTTGTACCTTTTGGCAAGGTAGCGTTGAGTTGAAGCTTCGTTCTTACGTTGTTGCTCAATTTTTACCCTCTTATATAAACCTACATGGGAAATGTATCGTTCTGATTGAGTACTGAGCCAAGCTGCAACTTCTCTGTAACTATATTGTTTTAGAAACTTTTTAGCTTTTTCAAATAACTCTAGTTCTTCTGGGATTGGTAGTAGTATATCCTCATCGTTGGGATCTTGTTTATATCCAAACGGTACGTGAGTTCCAACTCTTACAACTGGTCTCCACTCATACTTACCATCTACCTCTACAGGTTTGGGTAGCTTCCAAGTTTTATTCGTCTTCATCAGCTTTCTGCGGTAAAATAAATAATGGATTAGCTGCAGATACTTCTACTTTTTCTGTCTTAATAAAACCACTACGATCTAAAACATCTTTTGCTGCCGCCATCTTTTCTTTATTACCTAAGTCTGTAGGATTGTTCATAACCTCAAACATTGAGTATGCAGCTTTTACAGCCGATGAACTAATAAACCTTTTAGTTAGCTCTGCAATCTCTTCGGATAGAGACTCTGCAATTGCTTTTGAAGATACACCATCTGCATAACCTGCAAGTTTTCTAGCTGTAGATAGATTACCTCCAG